AAAAAAAACTATAGAAGAATCAACAGACTGCAGATTATCAAAAAGCAAAATTTGAAAAAAATCAACTGGATATTCACGATATGTATAGACAGAATAATGATGACAAGAAAAATAACTAGAATGCTTATAATGTTCTAACAATAATTTCAAATCTTTATAACCAAACATACAATACATACATTCATTATCAGAAGAAGTAACAACAACAATAGAATCACTTAATAAATTCAAATACTGTAAATGCCTAATTAAACCACCAATATTTGAATATTTTTCCAAAAAACCTTTATCTTCAAAAATCATAAAAAACACCACCGTCTAAAGAAATAATATCCAAATGAAACATAACGTTTAATTTTAGGAGCAAAAAACAGAAGTATCATTAACAAATGATATATAACAGAGAATAAAGGCAAAAATAAACGCAACAAGGGCTTAATCATTCTAAACATGAGTATGAGTACATCCTTTCTTTTTCGGCGCTCCTGTGCGACTGCGTGGGCGCACAGAGCGCTTTACGAATTCGATTAAACTAATGAAACCAATTTTAAATTTATCAAACAACCATTTCCAGGAACTTAAATAACGTTTCTGAACATCATTAAGATCTAAATAAGTACAATTAATATAAGCTAACTTTTTAGGGTCATATGATTTATAAAAAGAAGTATAACGAGGGATAAAAGTAAATTTAAGACCACCAAACAACAACGGATAAAATTCATACGTATCAGATAACGTAGACGTTCCATCCGCACATTCCTTAATAGTTATCTTTTTAGAAATTCTCCTGGCAACAGAAAACACACGAAGACAATTAGAAAGAAGATACATTTCATCGGTAAGATTTCTAAGCTTTAAATCAATATCAAACGTTTGAGAAAACAAATAAATTTTTAATTTATATTGACGCTGATATTTAAAAAAATCTCTTACTTGCGGCTTAAAATTCTTAAAATCTCTATTGTCCCAAATCATACCCACTTCATCGATAAGAACAGTTGAGTTAGGCTCAAAGGTCATAGTTCCAATATCGTTAGTATCAAAAAGAAAAGTACTTGGAATTTCAACGGTAGAATATACTTTTCTTTTCTTTTTCAATTCTTTAAGAGCAATCTTCGTAAGTGTAGTAGTCTTACCACTACCCTTTTTACCAAAAATCATTATTAATTTATAAGGATTGACATATTTATTAGTCAACTTAAGAAACAAAAACATTGAAAAAATTAAAAATAAAATAAATTTAATCATTACATTAACCTTTTAGATACAAAAGAAAATAAACAATCAACAAGAACAAAACAAAAGAAAATAATTACAAAATTAGACGTAAAAATCATCTTGATAGCATTTATTACAAAATTAACAATTAAACTAATTTCCATAAAAATAAAGGGAGCAATTAAGCTCCCACCTTTCTACTTAGTTTCGAGAGAGCAAACGACCAAATATACCGATAGCGCCACCAACAACTAAGAATCCAACAGTAAGTAACAAAAGCGGAGTACTAGTAATCGTACTTGCAATCGTTCCAACATGTGCAAAAATCGCATTAGCAATTAAAGCAATTGACTTTAACAATTCGACCATAGGATTAACAGCTTCACCTCCCATAAAAATAACCTCCTAACTAATTACGTGATAACAAACGACCGAAAATACCAACTGCGCCACCAACAACTAAGAATCCAACTGTTAAAAGTAACAATGGAGTTGTAGTGATTGTTGTAGCGATTGTACCTACATACTTAAAAATTTCTGCAGCAACAAGAGCAATACTAGCAAGTAACGCTTCCATACTTTCCCCCTTTCTATTGTTTATTTGAAGTGCTATTAACAACTAAATTAACAATCAATGCAATAACACTAAACAAAACGAAGATACTCAAAAGCCAAGATGAAACAACAATCGCTAACCAATCTGACATAAGCTTAAAGATGAAATTAACAACTTGTATCATCTCTTACCACCTACCCAAAATAAAGTAGATTGAAGAATATTAAGAGCAACAAGAACAATAACAGTTAAAACAACAACACTAAGAAACTGACTTAAAAAAGGATAATCATTTTTACCAAGAAAAACCATGACCTGGTCTATCATCTAACAAACCCCCTTAACATTTTAAAAATGCAATAAACAGAAACAATAAACGAAACAAACAAATAAATATAATCTAAATTCCGATAAACATTAGACATAGCATTAAATCTAATGTTAGTAGCATTAGTTATATAACGTGTCTGTGATGAATAACCGTTAGACCAGTAATAACTAGCATAAACACTAGGAGATAAAGTAATAATCATATGATTGTAATTTTTATCTTTATATAGATAAATATGACCTGAAGAAGTATTAGTTAAATCCTTATCATTAATAAACTTAACTCTGTCACAATCAACAAAATACGTTCCACCTTGGTCTCCATCAAATGTAACAGTACAACCTATATCCATAATCAATCACCATTTTTCTTTTTTAAATATTTAACAGTAGGACTATCACCAAATGAATGACCTTGAGAACGACTAGGAACAGCCAGCAACGAACGAATAAGAACACCAAAAACCAAAACACTAAGAGCAATCCAACCTAACGTAACGCCATTAAATATTTCAGCCTTATCAAAAATAAAATCTACAAATTTAAAATAGATTTGAAACAATAATTCTAAAGCTTCAGACATATCAATTTCTCCCAAGAATAAACAAAATAACATAAATACTAATAGCAGCCATAACGAATGGAATAAGTAACATAGGCATTAGAGCTACACTATTAGTAAGAAATAAAACAAAAGTTGGTAATTTAGAAATAAGATTAAATAAAGAAGAAATAGCATTAAAAATAAATGTAAGAAGAGAACCAAGCGTATCAACAAAAGTTTTAAGAAAATCTAACATATATCACCTATTTCTAAGTTTACCGATTAACACCAATGCAATACCTAACGTCAAACAAAAAATTAAAACATTTTCAAACGGAGTATTAATAACTAACTTCGTATATGTATCAGATACAAACTTCATAGAATTAATAAACTTTGAATTTGTGAATAATTTAGGCTTAGTATCAATCTTACCTAAATTATTATTCAAATCATTACTAAACTGATGTTCAGTTTGATGAAGTTGATTAGATGATTCATCAAATTTAGAACGAGTATTATCAACTAAGCCTAACGACTCTTTTAACTTTGGATCATTAGCATAACCACCCATTAAAGCTATAAGCTCATCAAACTTTTTAACAGTAGTTGCTTTAAAATCATTAATCGCACTAACTGAAGAAGTAGGTAAACCAAAACGAGAACGCTCCAAATCGGTTAACTGATTTTCTTGTTTCAAAAGAATAGGTACAACAATAAGATCAGTAAGATTAGCAAAATCAGGAAAATCGATTGAAAAAATACGTTCACCAGGTTTAAATCTATATGCATAATGAAACATAGGAGTAGAAGAATAAGACATGACATACTGAGCAAACAACAACTCAACATTACTAATAACACCTTTAGTTTCACGACCTATATAAACATTAGACCAAATCGAACGACTAGAAAGAAATTCAATATATACATAATTATCGTAATCACTAAACGATAGAAAAGCTTTAGAATCAAAAGTACCAGTATATCTCCAATTGCCACTAATAGATGGAAGTTGAGCTACAAATCTATCTGTAGACTGTGAAACTTGTGTTCCAGTCTGAATAAAACGACAAGAGAAACCAGAAGTAACAGTTGACTTAGAATCACAATAAAGCGAATAAGTACCCCCCTGTATCGTCTGACCTGAAACACCTACACCTGTAGAATGATTAGTTAAACCCTTAGAATCAAAATATGCATAAGCATCAATTGAATCAAAAGGAATAACATAACCATCGTTATCAGCTAAAACAGGCAGAGAAACTACCTGTATACCTATTAAAACTGCAAGTGTAATAATAAATAACCTTTTCATTTCTCTGCCCTTTCAAACTACTTATTTAAATCAAAATAATCGCCAATAAATTCCTTAGCATAACTATCTAACTTAAATAAGCTTAAACGCTTAATTTCACCGTTGTGCTTTGGAACAAGAAGATAATAATTTGTATAATGTTTCTCACCTTTATCTACAAATTCTCTCTCAATCTCTACAACAACTTTATTTTCCAT